ATTTGCATTTATTTCGTTGGCTATTGCTCGAGCGACGTTCGATGTTGTTATGTCGGTTGCTGTTTTAACATAAGTCCCTAAAACAACGGTTTTATTTTCAGGTTCCAAAAAACTAATTTGAATACTATCGCCTGTCGCTCCTACTGCTGAAATTGTATAAACTCCCGTTGCCTGCGTTTCGTCTGCGTATGTTTTATCAATTCCCAACGCCACGGCGTCGGCAACTGAAAATATTTGTTTTATTCTGTTTGTAGTTGAAAAGCCTGACGGTAACGTGTTGGTATAAAACAAAAGACCGCTAATGTAGTCTTTGCCTGCTAATGGTCGCCCGAGTCCGCCTTTTCCTTTTACAAAACTAATGTTGTTTAATGCCATTTTTTTTGTTGGTTTAAGATTGTGAAATAGTTAAGAAAAACCGCCTTATCTTAAAGGCGGTCAACTTAACATTATTTTTTAACTATGCGTTAAAGTTTGCAAGTGTTTTAGTTGTGTAAATTACAAACTCGCTTGGTTTTGCAATTCCAACCCCCATTTTTGCAACGGCTTTGTAAAACCAAAGTTGCGCAAATGTAACGTAACGGTCAATGATAAAAGAAAGGTTATCCAAAGACGTAACCGCCAATTGAATGTTTGATGTTACTTGTGAAGTCGCTTCACAAAAGTAAAAAGTATTTTCAGGTAAACCCGCTGTTACTTCTACCGTGTAACCTTTGTATTTATTTAAACCCGCTTCGGTTGTGTCGTTGTTTTTATACGTTGTACTTGTCAATGCGTCTTCGTATTTCTGCGCGTCTTCAACCGATAAAATAAATTTTAATTTTTTGTAACGGTCTGCGCTCGCTAACAATGCCTTTGGCATTAATGCCTTTGCCGCTTCCATTTTTGAAATAATATTGGCACTTGTTAAGGCAACAGGTGTTCCAACTTGCAACGCGGGTGTTGTAGCGTTTAACGCTTGTTTGATTAAACCGTCAAAATGTTTGATTGAATAATTAACCGACGCTGTTGTACTCGCTGACGTTGTGTAAGAAGTTGACCCCTCATGTATCATTCTCTCAACAGGTGCAAAAGTTTTTGCCGTGTAATATGAACCTAAATAATTCACAAACGTTGCAGGCAATGAACGAGACAAAATTTTGTCCGCTAATTCTGTTTGATGCCAATGGTTTTCGAAAATTGACGGGTCAAATTTTTCAAACGCTTCAAACGCTCCTAAAGTAATCGTTCTATTTGATAAAACGGTCGTGTCGTTATCGACAGGCATTTCAGTACGCGGGTTTAAAACCACGTTTGCTGTCAATACAGGAAACGTGTATTGGTCGTTCTTAACCCCTTGCGCTACATACGCCAAACCTTTGTTAATTGTGTCTAAACCTATAACGGCTTCCGTAATGAAAAACCCTTTTTCAAATTGGGTAAAATTCGATGTTGTACTTAATGACATATTATTTTATTTTTTGTTTTTATTGTTAATTTGTTTCATTTCAAAGTTAAGGAAATCCGTTCCCTCTGTAAAAATTGGCGCGTTTGCGTCAACTATTTTGTTTTCAATTTTGTTGGCTACAACGTTCAAAGGCAAATTTTCGATTATTGCTTTTGTTCCTGCTAAATCCGTTTTTGCAAGGTTAACCCACATTTTAACGTTTTCGTCGTCGTTTTTGATACGTCCTAATTTAGCAAAGTTTGAAATCATTTCCGTTGCGTCTTCCAATTCTGACGCTTCTTTGTCGATTTCCATTTGCCCCATTAATTCGTCGTGCTTTTCTTTTAATGCTTCCAAGGCGCTTTCTAATTGCTCAATTTGTAACATTAAAGCCTGCATTTCCTCAACGCTTGCGTTTTTCATTTGGTCAATTGCGTCAACGATACTGTCCTCGTTTGCTTCGGCATTTAAGCCAAGTTTGTTTGTAACTTTTAACATAATTTTTTTAGTGTTAATTATTGGTTTTAAAATTTTATTTGTAATCTTATTCGCTTGCGTGAATATATCGGCATAATTTGTTGCCGTTATCGTTTCGGCTTTCGCCGTGTTTTCAATTTCTGTTGCAAATCCCATTGTTAAACAATCGCCCGAATTTATCCAACTTGTCGCGTCCATTAATTTTGTAACTTGTTCCGATGTCAATTCGCTTTTTGCTGTTAACATTGTAACTAAACTTTCCTTCATTAAGTCCAAGACTTTTGCGTCAGTTCCGCCACTTGGTTTGTGTATCATTAACAAACTGTAATCCATTGCGACGCGGTTTCGTCCGCACATAAAAATTACGCCCGCAATGCTTGCGCAAATACCAACGTTGAACGTGTCAACAGGCGTGTTTGTTTTTAATATTGCCGACGCAATAGAATAACCGTCCATAACGACGCCCCCTATTGAATTTATCCAAATTTGTATCCGTTTTTTTCCTAACGTGTCCAAATACAAAAGTTCTTTTTGAAATTGCGCCCCGTCAATCCCCATGCCTTCGTCTTCGTCATAGCCTATATGACTATTGATTAACATGATTGGTTCGTCAATATTTTCGTCTATGCAATATATCATACTACAAATATAATTAATTTTTATTTTAATTTAGATAAATTCTAAATTGTGCAATACTTATTTTTTGTCTTTAAAATATACCGTCAACGCTTCGTTTACAATTTTGCTCGTGCTTATTTTGCGCGCGCCTGTTGTTTCCTTTAATTTTTTAAAATTTAAAGGACTCGGGTACGCTGTAACTCGCCTTTGTTTTGAAACGCTCACTTTTTTATAATTTCATTATGCGTAAACGAACGACATAAGGTTGCATATTTTTATCGGTTCCCGAAACGCCGACAGTGTTAGTGTTTAATGTTACGTCTTGACTTAACCCTTGACTCCCACTATTTGCCCAATTCGCGACATTTACAACCGCTCCATTTTCTCCGTTTCTTTGTCCTGCGGGTACTGTTGTGTGACTGTGACTAACTACAACAGCGTCTTTACTTCCGTCCGTCGCTTCTAATGTTGCGTAATTTGTGCCGTATGCAATAACGGTTCTTCCGTTATCGTTTGGCGTCCCATTGTTTCCGTTCATTATTGCCCAACCTGCGCGCTCCAAACGTCCAAGTCCGTTTGTTTCAAAATTAGTTGTTAAATACGTGCTATCGCAAACAACCTCTTTTGTGTCGCCTTTCAACCAATTGTTAACCAAAATAAAATCTTTAAATTCAGGCAAACCCGATGACGTTATAGTGTTTTCAATTACAATTTTTCTAATATTGTGGACGTTTCTATTTACCCCGTCGGTAAATTGTACGGGGTCGGCGTTTGTAATAAATTGCGTTGTTTGTATTCTCGCGTACGCTTTTTGCAAACCAATTAAGTTAAAAAATGCGCCGTCAAAATTAAATATTTCGCCGTTATAATATAAAACCCCTGCCGAAATATTATGTATTGGCAAAACGCCTGTGTTTTTGCAACCCGATAAAATATAAATTGTATTTGGGTCGGGCGTCGGAATTAAATTTGTAATTAAACCCGCAATCGTTTCTTTGTGCGAGTCCTGTAAAAATTGCAATGTACCTGATTTTATAGGCATTGCATTTGAACTGCTAATATTTGAAGTATTTAAAATTTTCATTTGTTAATATGTTTGAATTTTATAGATTAAACCCGCGTTTATATATTTATCCGCAAACGCCCTGACAATTGATGTTCTTATTTCTGTCGTTGCCCCAAGCGCTGTAAATAATGCAATTGGAATATTTATTGTTAAATTGTACTGTGTTGTAAAAGTGTAAGCGTTGATTACAAATTGGTCGCTCCCGTCTGAACGTACTGACGTGCTTTCAAATTCATTGATACCAACACGAAAAACGGGCAAATCAATCAAAGGGTTTGTCGTTATATAAATATCGCTTATTCCGACGTTTGGTTGTCTAAATGTCGAGCCGAACCAAGTATTTAAGGCAAATTCTAAATTCAATTTTTCGCCTGTAATTGACAAACGAAAATCGGAACCCAAAAAATTGTCAGAAACTAAACGCCATTTGTCCGAAATTGTCGGTTGTCCTGTATTGCCGTTTTCAATACTTTGAAAAATACCTTTTCCGTATTTTACAAAAGCGTTTTTTGCATAGGTTCCCGCCGTCCAATTTGGATAAATGCTATAATTTTTATAAATATTAAATAGCAAATTGTGATTGTTTGCAATTCCTAAAGACAAAGCATTGTTAAACGCGAAAGTTTTTTTAGTTCTTTTGTCAGGAACTAAAAAGTTTTCAATTGCGGTGTTATAGTTAACGTCGTACATTAATTCGCGATAAATGTTAATTTGTCCGTAAACGTGTTTCCTGTCGTTGTTTCGCCTACTACGTAACCCGATACCGTCGGAAACAACCTTGAAATTACTGTATTGTTTTGAATTAAAAATGTTCCGTCGACAAATGCTGTTGCGTCGCTTCTCATTTTAATATTTTTCAATAACACGTCGTTAACTCCAACGACGTTTCTAATTGCCAACTCAATGTCTGAAACTTTCAAAACCCCATTAAACGAAAGTCTCGCCAAAAATACATTTATTGCGTCGATAACAGTTGCCGAAATAACTGTGCTATATTGCCCGTCGTAATAAACTTCGGCGTCAATCATTAATTTGTCAGACGGCAAAGATTGGCAATTGTAACTTACCCCAACAACCCCAATGTTATTAATGTAAGACTGTAACGAACTCAATTCCGTTGAGGTCAATGCCGTTGGCGGTTCGCTTTTTGCAACTTTTACAATAACTTGGTTTGCTATTGTTGTGACAACCGCGCAACGCGTAATCAAACGCAACGACTTATCCGTTATAGGGTAAGCGGGCGCGAAATTAATTAATTGTACGATTTGCGGGTTTGTTGCCGAATATTGGAACTCCAAAACTTTTGAATTTATCCAACTTGCCGTCGCGGGTATTGCCTTACTGATTTTTACGTCATTTTCTGCTGTAAAAACGTCTATAATTTGCTCCAACAATAGAATTGCCGACGCTTGCACAAATGTAAACAAACGCCAAATTGCGCGCCTGCTCGTGCTGTTTGCTTCCGCTAATTCAGGCGTTGCCTGTATGTCTGCGATAATTTCCGCCTGTATTTGTTCGATTGTCCTTGCCATTATTTATTAATTTGTAACGCCGTCGGCGGTGTTGTTAATATGTCCGCGTTTACGTTTGTGTCGTCTACGTAATGCGTTTTAAAATCTATTTCGTAATGATAAACGTTTGAATGTTGAAAGTCTTGTTTTTCGCTTATTTTTACCATTGCCCCCGCGGTTGTTGGTTTAAATAGTGATAACTTTTTTACTACCAAATCGCGCAATACAAAGATAGTTAAATTTTCGTCGATGTTTGTTCCGTTGTAAAAATCTTGCCCGATATGTATTTTGACAATTATGTCGCTCGCTTGGAACCTGTTTCCCAATTGTTCGAACCCTTCCGCGCTAACCTCAACAAATGCGCAAGGCATAGGGAACGAATATATTTCGCCGTCTTCCATGTAGCTAAATTGATTGTTCCATATTGTAACCAAACTAAATTCGGGAATTGCTCGAAGTTGCGCGACAATTTCGTTTATTACGTTTACCATATTTGAATAAATTTTTCGTTTATTTTATTTAAAATCTTTTTATTTAATTTTTCAGTCATGCCAACAAATTGTCTGCGGGGAATTTTTGACGTTCCGTCGTTGTGATAACTTGCGTAATTGTTTTCTACAATTAAGGTGTAACTCAATTCGCTATTTTTGCGCCCGTTGCTGACTGAATTTGCAACGTCTTTTCGCAAACGACCTGAACCCTTGCCCTGCAATATTGCGCGCGTTCTTTTGCCCGTGTCTTTATTCCCTGCGTATGCTTTCGTCCCTGCGGTACGTCGTTGAACTTCCTTCCATTGTTGCCCGTTAAAACCCTGCTCCCTGAAATTGTTTAAAAATTCATTCTTTGCAATGTTTGCCAATGCCAACGACAAACCCTTTTCGGCTTGCTGTAATCTTATTTGTACGCGTCTAAAATCGAATTGACTTTGCATTGTATTACTTTTCTTTTATCGGTTCAAAAACGATGTCGTTCGTTTGTCCTTTTAACGGTTTTGTATGCTTATTGTCTCCCAAATAAATTTCGTCGGGAATACCTTTTGGAAATGCTTTGCAATTTCCTTTGTCTAAATTGTAATTTTTGCAATCAATGCAAATCGGTTGTTCGTAAATCATAATTTTTATTTATTAAGTTTTAAAATTAGTTCGCCAATTTCGCGCGCCAATTCTCGAGGTGTTTTTGAATGTGAAAATTCCGCCCACGCTTCGGCTATCATTTCGTCGGGTCTGTTAATTGGGTTTCGACCTGCTGTTGCTCCGTATCTACTTAATCGGTCGGTTAAATTTTCAATTCCCTGCGCGTGTTCCCTTGCAAAAATCGCCTTAAATTCCGCGTTTGCTTTTACGCCTAAAAACCTGTCAATTTCGTGTCCAAATTCATGTTCCATAATATACGAAAAGTCTTTGGCGTCCTTTGTAAACCATTTCGTCGAACTATTCCTTAAAACCATTTCGTCCAATTCAATTTTGCTTTTTATTCCGTACGGTTTATTGATATAAACCCCGTTAAATTGCTCAAAATCTATAAACGCGCCGTCAATTGTTTTGTTTTTATATGAAATCGAATGCGCTATCGTGTTTTCGTTTATTGGTTTTATTTGGTTTTGATATGCTTTAACATATCTTTTTGCCATTGTAGGCGAAAACTTTTCGTATTTTTTAAACGTTTCCGTTTCTTGTAATTTTGAAGCGATTAAGTCTTTTATTTCTTTGTTTACGGCTTGCGCCTGTCCAATTCCGTTAACTTTTAAATTTGGAATTTTTTGTTTTGTTCTAAATAAACCCTCGTTCATTTCGTTTGCAACGTCTATTTTAACCCCTTTATAGTTTGCATATTGTACGCCTAACTCGCTTTTTGCGTATAATTCCGCTTCCTGAATTGTTTTAGCGGGTGTAAACACGTTTTTAAATTCAGGTATTGGCAACCCGAAATTTTCTTTTGCAAACTCCCTGTCGGCTTTTGGCACGTCAAAATACGGGTGTTCTTTGTTGTAAATTAGCCTATCTTTTCCGCTGTTGCCCTCAAACAATGGTTGGCGCCTTTCTGAAATTTCCGCCGTTGCTTTGTCGGCGTCCTCTTTTGATGTGATACCCGCTTGCGTTGCGTCGGTTTTGTCAAACTGTATAACCGTACAACGACAATTGAAATGGTTTAATGGTGTGTTGATGTCCCAAAACGGGTCTTCAACAGGCAAACAAATCCCGTCTAACGGCAAACAAATGTCCGACGTGTTTGGGTCGATTACGGCGCTATATTGTAAGTACGGCAATTCCTTTTTTTGGTCTTCGATTTGCTCCCAACGTGTCGCGCTTTGCGCTTGCCCTATTGCTGTGCTGTATTCCGTTTCGAGCCAATTTTTATTGTATTGGTCGTAAATCGCCAACGCTTCGTCCCTAAAATTTGCAAACGATTTTATATTTTCGTCGTCTGATAATAAACTGATGTCGTTGATTTGTTGGTAAACCTTTGCCCCTGAAAACATATAAATATTTTCGCTCAATTGGTTTAAAAGACTTTGACTTGGTCGACCCTCAACGCTTCCCAACGCTGACAACAACTTTTCTGAAATTGCATTGTATAAACCGACAGGCAAATCGCGGGTCGTAATTGACCCGTCGTAAACCCCCTCAATTAATGCGTCGATTTGCTGTTGCGTGTAATTCATTATTTATATAAACTTTCGAGTCTATTTTTAACGCTTTGACTTGGTGTTGGACTTGACGCAACCGCGGGCAAATCAAATAGTTTTATTCCTGTTTGTTCCTCGAAATATTCTTTGTCCATTTGTAAACCTGCCTGTTTAATTTGAACTGCTAACGAAACTAAATTATAATTGTTTTCGTTTTGCTCGCTGTCGTTTTTAAATTCAAACGTTACGTCTTCGGGAATTGCAAAGCCTAAATTTCGAAGTCTCGGCAATAGTTCGCAATTGATTACGTCCGTAACAAAAACGGCGTCTTTTGCTTGCTTGTCTTCTAACGCTTGCGCTGTTGGACTTTCTTCGCCCTGACTTGCTCCAATTTTTCCCGACGTGCTGTCTAATGCGTCGGCGTGTCCTAAAATTAATTTCGAAATTTTCTTTTCGATACGGCTTTCTAAATCGGCGTAACCTTTGTAACCCGTCCCGCCCAACGAACTGTCTAAAAATTCGATTGTGTCGTCCTGCGCGTCGAGTATTGCGTAACCTGCTGACCCCATATTGGCTACGGCGTCTTCGAACGTATCGCGCTCAATTCCTTGCGTTTTGTTTGTTTTCCCTATTCTGTAAGGTTGCGAATATAGTTCCACGAAATCGCCGTTATAACCCAACAGGTTCCGCAAAAATATTTCGTACAATGCAACTGAATAAAGTAAACCAAAACCGCATTTGGACGAACCGATGTCGTTAACTGTTTTTATGTAAACGTGCCAATTTTTAAACTCGTCTAATTCAAAACTTACGCCGTTGACGTCGTAAGGAACTGATGAAACGACTTTACGGTCGGGCGAAATGTTCCAACGCTTAATTACTTCAATGTCTTCAAACTTGCCGTCTTTGATGTCGCCTAAACTTATCAATGTATAACCGAAAAAAATTGTATCTAACGAAAACGACATGAATTTATTAAACCAAGCCGAGTCCAAAATTTTTTCAACGTCTTCGTTTGGTGTTCCGTCGGCGTTTAATATTTGCCAATCGCGCAACAACGTTAAATCTTTACGCCTTTCAATACATGCCGAAACGTGACCGTTCAAAATTGTATCGACGAAAGTCTCCTGCATTTTTACCCTGAACGGAACGTAAGCGCGTTCCGCTTCCTCGATACCCTCGCGCCAAGTTAACGTGTCCTGTTTGATACGTTGCAACTGTAACGGCATTACTTTTGACCCTAAATTTTTGTTGTTGCTTTCTTGCGGTTGAAATATGCTTTGATAATTAAAAAGATTTTTGACGCCTTTTATTGATTTTTCAATTAGTCCCATTTTAGTATTGGTTTACATTTTTAGTATTCCCGCCGTATCTTATACGGTTGCCCTGTGCGGGTGTTATTGGTGTTATTTTCGGCGTTACGTCGCCAAAGGCACACATTTTTAAAAATGCGATTGCGTTTTCGTATCGTGTTTGTCTTAATTCGGGAATGTTTCTCGGTGCGATACGGCTGTGCAAATGAAACAACGAAATGTCGATAATATACGCCAACAACTGCGGGTCGCGTGCCGTGCCTGTTTTCAACAACTCGGCGTCAAAATCGTATTTTTGTATTAAATACGAACGCGCTTCGGCTTCGGCTAATTGTCCCGCGCTTTCTCTAATCGCTTCGTTGTTATTTATAATTTGTTGCAAATTAACGTCCTGAATTTGCAATATGTAATCGTCGCAATTTAAGTATGCCATAGTTTAAATTTTTAGGTTTTAATACCCTGATTTTGCCCTGTTCCTTCCAATTGAAATGACAGACTTTCGCCCGCCCCTCAAATAGTTTTGATATTCGTTTGCAAATGCAACTGTAATAAAGTAACGTTTTGCGTCGCTACAATGTCCAAACTCTTCGAACGTTACTTTTGTTGTTGGGTTCATTTTCTTTGACTTCTTAATCGTTCCGTCGCTGTCTTCCAACGCGTATTGATAGTCAAATAAACTTTTTTTACATTTGTCATTTACAAAGATACTTATATTTTCAAAACAATTTCTATAAATTTCGTTTATAAAACTGCCTGATTGAACGACGCTTGGGTTGACGCTTTGCATGCGTAAGCGTGGCGAATATGCCGACAAATTTTGTTGTATTTTAGTATAAAAGTTCTCGCCCTTTGCCAACTTGGTGTCTTCTTTTATACTTGTGCGGTCGCCATATAAAAACAAACCTTTGACCCTATCGACGGGGTAACGCTGTTTAAATTCATTACATGCGTCCAAAACCCTGTTGCGCGGGTCGGGCAAACAAATTTCGTCAATTTGTGTTGCGACCTTGCCGTCAATTTGCCAAACCAAACAGGTTATGTGAGGGTTGACGTTTTCGTCCCAAGTTAAATGAATAGGCAAATTTTCGTCCCAACCTTTTGTCGTGACGTGACTGTCGGTTTTAAAGTCCTTCCAAAACTCCCCGCCCGTTCGAAGTTTTCCCCAATTGCCTAAACCGTATATTTGATAATAATTAAAATCGTTTATTTTATCTTTTTCAAAATCATTGATTACATGCGTATCGACAAACCCGCCAATTTGCTTTCTGTCGTCGCTCCATTCGCCGACAATATATTTATTATCTAAATAGTTCGTCTTTAAAATTATCGTGTCTCCTGCGCTGTTTATTTGCGTTTGACAAATATTTGTTTCAATGTCGGTTAAAATTTCCTTATCAAAAATGTTTTCTTTTATCCAATGTTGCTCGCTTATTGGGTTAAATATTCCGATTATTTGTTGACCGACGCGACCCCTCAAACGTTTTTTAATTTGCTTAAAGTCTAATTCGTCAAACTGTGAAATTTCTTCCATAACAACCCTTTTGAATTGTGAAATACCTTTAACCTTTTCGCTGTCGTCCAATCCACGGAAACGAACAAACGAACCTGTTGGAACGCAAATAATATAGTTTTGTTGTATAACAAACAAGTCATTCAAACCCCAATCGGAAATAATACCTTTGAAGTCTGCAAATATACTGTCGCGAATGTCTGACGCGTATTTCCGTAAAATCAATGCGTTTTCGTCTTTGCCTGATAACATTAAAACGATTTGAAGTTGAACGACTGAATAAGTTTTTGAACTTGACGAACCGCCGTAAATCCATATAAAACGAAAATTGGCGTCACTAAAATATTTTAGTAAATGCCAATATAAGTTGTTAAATAATTTAGGGTTGAAATCTATCTTATCCATTCGCTATTATCGTCCCCCGTGTCGTCGTCGTCTTCGCCATAACCAACCCGCAAGGTCTTTTGTGTGATTTCCTGTTTGATTTCCTGAACGTTTATTGTCTTACCTTCTAATCGGTCAATGATTTCTTTGTAACTATATAAATCGCCCTCGATTGCTTTTGCAACTTGCTTAAGGTGTATTTGTTCGGCAACCGTTAAATTTTCGGTCGCGTTAGTTATTGGGTTGACGGCTTTTGTTGTCAGGTTTAAATATTTTTGCAAAATTGTTTTGGAACCAAGCGCGCCAACAGGACGCCCGTTTGGGTTTCCTGACTCGCCTTTTTTGAATTGGTGTTGTTTTATGTCTTCTTTTGCCATATTCCTGTTATTGTGCTGTAAAATACAAAGTTAATTCATTTTTGACGGCAAAATCAAAAACCCTGTTTTTTCGTATCGGCTTATAAATTTTGTCAACACAACGTAAGATATATCCAAGTCCATTGCGATTGATTTCAAACCGTTGATTTTATGAATAAAATAGTATTCGAGAATTAATAATTTTTGTTTTTGTGTTGTGTTTTTTCGTCTCATAATATTTATTTTTTTATTTTTCGCAATACCCTTGTTTTTGCGTCTATTACAACCCAAGTG